GTAGTGCTAACAACGTAACGACTACCACCGCTGCTTCGTTTATCCCAGAAGTTTGGTTGTCGTGATGGCCAAATAAAAACCGTTTCTGAATAACTGGGAAGGGCGTAGAAAACCCTAATCAGAGGGAACACGAAATACCAAAGTCGCAATTCACTACAGGAGGTAGTATGAAGCGAGTAAGTTGGAAGTATTTAGCAGGATTGATTGACGGCGAAGGTTGTATTGACCTCGCCACGACAAAAGTAAACGAACAGTTCTACATTCAGCCGCGTATGCGTATAGGCATGGCGAATGTTGCACAGTTTTTACTGGTACAGTGTCAAGCCAACTTCGGCGGGCATCTGGAACATCGTGAAAGCAAGAACGATAAGTGGCAAAACTCCACTTCTTGGACATTATCTGGCTACAAAGCAGCTTGTCCCGTTCTTCGCAATGTTGTTAATCATCTTATCTTGAAGAAAGAACAAGCTCGGTTTTGTCTTTGGATGGAGACAAACTTGAAGGGTACACGGCTTCAGCAAGAAGTGCTGGATGCTGTACGAGAAGAGCTTAAGCTAATGAAGCGTGACCCGCACAGACTAAGTGAAACGGCTCAAGAGCATATTCTAATGCTTTTGGGAAGCTATAGTCGAAAGGATTGAAAAATCCTTAGCAGACGAAGTTATCGCTGCCTACAAGAAGAATCTTGTGATGGCAAATCTGGTTCGCAAGATGAACCACAAGGGCAAGAAGGGTGACACGATCAACATCCCGATGCCCAGCCGTGCTGTGGCTCAGGCTAAGGGCGCTAACGCTACCGTCAAGATTCAGCAAGACACTGAGTCTAACGTGCAGGTTCTCATCAACAAGCACTTCGAAGTGTCGCGTCTGATCGAAGACATCGTGTCGGTGCAGGCTCTGTCCTCGCTGCGTCGGTTCTACACTGATGACGCTGGCTACGCTCTGGCTCGTCAAGTGGACACGGATCTGATCCAGTTGGGTCGCTCTGCCAACAACGGTGCTGGCACCAACGTGTACGCTACCGCCTTTGCTGGTGGCAACGGTACGACCGCTTATGTGGCTGCTTCTAATAACGAATCCGCTCTGACCGATGCCGGTATCCGTCGTATGATTCAGCGTCTGGACGACAACGATCTGCCGATGGAAGACCGCTTCCTGATCGTTCCTCCGTCTGCTCGCAACACGCTGATGGGCATTGCTCGTTACACTGAGCAGGCTTTCGTTGGTGAAGGCGGTGCTGCTAACACGATCCGCAATGGTCGTATTGGTAACGTGTACGGCGTGGAAGTCTACGTGACTCCTAACTGCGACACGACCTCTGGCTCTGGCGCTGCTCGTATCGCTCTGTTGTTCCAGAAGGAAGCTCTGGTGCTGGCTGAGCAAATGGGTGTGCGTTCGCAGACTCAGTACAAGCAAGAGTACCTGGGTGACCTGCTGACGGTTGACACGCTGTACGGTGTGCAGATTGTCCGTAAGGGCGATGACGCCGATGTGCCCACGGGTGCGTTCGCTATCGCTGTTCCGGCCTAATTGACATAGGAGCCCCTACGGGGGCTTCTTTATAACTTAGGAGGAATTATGCCTTTTACTACCGCTACCGTCGCCAGTGTCAAGCAAGGGCGTGAACAGTTTGGTGGTGTCTTCAATGAAATGTGGCAAGCTACGTTGACGGTTGATCCGGCTTCGATTGCTGCTGGCGCAGAAGACACCGGTACGTTCACGATCCCTGGCCTTGCTCTTGGTGACATGGTTTTGGGTGTTGGTCCTGGCGTGAACTTGACTGCTGACGCAGAAGTTCTGGCCTATGTGTCTGCTGCTAACACGCTGGTTATTCGTATCTCTAACTTGAATGCTTCTGCGGCTCTTGACTTAGCTTCTTCCACTTGGAAGGTTGTCATTGGTCGTCCTGCGTTCTAATTGTTAACTTTGGTGCCCTCTTCGGAGGGCATCATCAGTCTCCTTGGAGGTAACTGATGAAGTGGAAATGTAAACTTACCGGTAACGTAATTGAGTTTACCGAAGATCATGACAACGATGCAATGAAGACCCATGACGGGTATGAGCTTCTTGTCGAAGATAAAGAACAACCTGAGGTGCGTCGAGGACGACCTCCTAAAGAGGATAAGTAATGATTCCTGTAACCTATCCATCGTCAGTCAGTACCAGTAAAGAATCACAGATGGTTGTATTCGCTCTGCCCAGTGTTACTGGTCTTCAGCGGTGGACGGATTACATTCCTGTGAAGTTGCAAGCAACTGGTGCGGACATTGCTAACTCTTTTAATACCAACGGATATCTTGCTTGTGACTTCTTAGTTACCACTACTGGCAAACAGGCATGGATTGACTACATTCCTGTGTTTGTAGACAATGCTGCAACTACTGCTTGGCAGGTATCAGATACTGGTTTTATTCCTTTTAATACGCTTGCTGGTGGTGGTTTATACTACTTAGGCCCTTCGTTAGATTTGAACTTTGTTGGTTCATTGTCTAACCCTTTGTTTGCTTCTACGGCTGAAGATTACACCTTAAATACTAACTTTCTTTCTTTATTCTATCAGGTAGAAGCACAGTATTCTGTTCAAGGCCCTACCGGGATTGAACAAAAGAACTTCGCCGACATCGTGACGTTCACGCGGGGCAGTAATGCCACGCAGTTTGACTCTACCGGCACGTTGGTATACGCGCCGATGAATGCGATCCGCAACAACATGATGGTTGGTGCGGTGCCCCCATCAACATTTCCGACCAACTGGCAAAGCGTGCTTGTGGCGGGGTTGACTTCAACTGTCGTAGGCACTGGCACGCTGAATGGCATTACCTACCTTGATGTTCGTGTCAATGGCACGCCTTCAGTCTCGTCGTACTACAACCTTGTGCCGGACATTTTGGTCGCCGGGTTGTCTGGACAGGCGTGGACAGGGAGTTTTTGGGCGGCCATAGTCGGTGGATCACTGGCTAACACAAATGCAAACATCGAACTAAGAGAGTCAGACGCTGTTCAAGGTTTCTTGACCAATTCTCTGACAAATATTGCAATTACATCATCTCTTACAAGATACTCGCAAGTTAGAACCCTGAACAACGCAGCAACAGCGTTTGTTTCAGTTCGATTTGTATGGCAGGTAACGTCTGGTCAGCCAGTTGACTTTACTCTGCGCATCGGCATGCCGCAGCTAGAGCTTGGCTCTGTGGCAACCGCGGTGAATGCGACTTCAGGCACAGCCTACTATGGCCCCCGCTTCGACTACAACCCTTCGACGCTTGCTGCACAGGGTTTGTTGATTGAGGAGTCCCGCACCAATTCCATCCGCAATAACACCGCTCAAGGGGCGGTAGCTGGGACGCCTGGGACGCTGCCGACGAATTGGACGATTCTTGGCATCGGGCTTGGAACTTTAACGCAGCAAGTAGTTGGAACGGGAACGACAAACGGCGTCAACTATATTGACTATCGTGTAAGCGGGACGACCAGCACAACCGGCTTCACGCTTAGTTTTGAACAAGCTGCACAAATTGTTGCAGTGAATGGTCAAACATGGGCAAGCTCGGCTTGGGCTTCTTTAATTGGCGGTTCCACAACAAACATAAATGCATTAAATCTAACCATTGATGGGCGTACAGCGGCGGGGGCGTTTGTTGGAGCAGTCAATAATCTGAGTTTGTTAGGCGTAACTTCAACGCTTACAAGGTACACAAGTACCGGAACTATCGCTAACGCATCTGTAGAGCGAGTCGTTTTAGGCATAGCGTTCGGATTTGCCTCCGGTGTCACCATCGACATCACCTTGCGTATTGGATTACCTCAGCTAGAGCAAGGTGCCTTCGCAACGAGCGTGATCCCCACCACGACCACAGCCCTCACGCGCTCTGCTGATGTGGCGTCGGTGAATACGTTGTCGCCTTGGTATAACGCGACGGAAGGTACTGCTTATGCAGAGGTCGCTTTAATTGGCCTGTCTGCAACAGCAAACCAAAATGCGCTGCAATTTTCTGATGGAACATCAAGCAATCGCATTGCGTTGTACAGACAAAGTTCGGCTCTGAGCACTGCGCTGTCGTTTGGTGCGACCATAAACGGTTCTTCATGGACCACAACTGCAATCAGAAAAATTGCACTTGGAAACAAATCTGGTGATTCAGCTTTGGCGGATAGCGGCGCGATTGCTGGGACTGGTGTTGGCACTACGGTTCAAAACGTAAATCAGTTGCGACTTGGTTCAAACCATGACGGGACTGGTGGTTTCTTCAACGGCTACCTCCGCCGCATCACCTACTACCCTCGGAGACTCAGTAACGCTGATCTCCAAACTATAACTACTTAACGGGAGGAGAAGATCATGGCACTCGTCACTAAAAACTTCAGCGACATCATCACCTTCACCCGTGCGTCCACGGCCACGTTCTTCAACTCGGCTGGGGTGCTGACCAGCGCAGCAACCAACGCCCCACGCCTCGACTACAACCCCAGCACGCTGGCGGCTCAGGGGCTGCTGATTGAAGAGTCCCGCACCAATTCCATCCGCAACAACACGATGGTAGGAGCGGTGGCAGGCACGCCGGGGACGTTGCCGACGAATTGGGCGACTGCAAGTCTTGGCACGCTGACCCAGCAGGTAGTTGGCACCGGAACCAGTAATGGGATTACTTACATCGATATCCGTCTTAGTGGCACGACCAGCACAACTCAGTTTTCATTAAGGTTGGAGCCTAACGGAACCGCTGCAATTCCGGCAGTCAATGGTCAGACATGGACTGGTTCGGCGTGGTTAGCACTTGTTGGCGGAAGCACAACAAATATCTCGCAGGTTGGTCAGAGCGGATTACTGTGGGACGCGGGGGGCGCGTTTCTTGGTGGGGGCTACGCAGGCCCACTCAGTCCATCCTCGATAACTGCAAACCTCACAAGATTTACGGCTTCAGGCACAAACGCCATTGTCGGAACTGCTTTTATACAGCCGCAAATTTATTTCGTGTTTGCCTCTGGCGTCGCCATCGACATCACCTTACGCATCGGCCTGCCGCAGCTAGAGCTTGGCTCGTTTGCCACCTCCGTCATCCCCACCACCACCACCGCGCTGACCCGTGCAGCCGATGTGGCTTCAGTGAATACGTTGTCGCCTTGGTATAACGCGAGTGCTGGTAGCTTTTATGTGGAAGCAACGGTGGCCCCTGGGCTGTCGGCCTTCCCTAACACCATTGCTGTTAACGATGGCACGGTTAATAACCGGATTATTTCTTACTTGTTCACAAACGGTTTTTACTCATCAATAACTACCGGCGGTGCATCTCAGGGAACAGGTGGATTAGTAACACCACCAACTGTTGGCGCGGCGTCTAAATTTGCTTTTGCTTACGCCACAAACCGCCTTCAAGGTGCTGCCAATGGCGCGGCGGGCACAGAAGACACAACAGTCACTTTGCCGTCTGGATTGAACATTATGAGAATTGGTGCGGTTTCTGCGACCACCAATTTTTATAACTCTCACATACAGAGAATTACTTACTATCCGCGTTCATTGTCACAAGCGGAACTCATCTCCATTACGACATGACCCACTTCCTACGCGGATTCCTAGACGGCTTGGCGTTGATGCCGCTGGTGCGCTGGATCAGGAAACGCAAATGAACGACCCCTTCGACCCATTCAGTGAGGCACCCATGTACTTTGACTTCTTCCTACGTTTCGACACCGAAGCCGAGGCCAACGCGGCGCTGTTCACCGAGCAGACCAACGTCCAGGGTGACACCGTGGAGACGGTCTTGTTGCCCAAGTACGCGGCGGTGGATGTCGTTGGCGTGATCTACAAGCCCACGGGCAAGACGCTGAAGACCCCGGAAGGCCCGGTGGATGAGATGGCTCCGATTGATGGCTGGCATGTCAACGTCAGACACAATGTAGAAGCACCTGAACTACAACCATTCCAAGTCTATCCTGTAGCACCTAAGAGGATGTGGGCATAATGAGACAATACTCCGTAGGAAACAATCTAGCAGCTAACGTAAAAACAACTGTATACACTGTTCCTACGGGGTACTATGCTCTTTGGAATCTGTGTTACGTTGTTAATACTACAGGCAACAACAAGACAGTCGATGTGTACTGGTACGATAAGAGCGCTAACACTGAAATTGTTATTCTTGATGCTTATTTGTTAACACACACTAACTTCATCAAGTTTGATGGTGGTGCTTACATTGTACTTGAAGAAGGCGACGAAGTTCGTATTCTGTCTGAAGCTGCTTCAGTGATGAGTACTGTCAATACATTTGAAGTCTACAGGAAGGCATAATAATGTGGCAATTCGATCCTGATACAAGAGAGATTATTTGGGTAGATGATTCCGCCCAGGATACTGAGAATAGTTTGTTTTATTCTCCTCAGCGATTTGATAATGCTTTATTCATGCCGCCTGCTACAGTATCTGCACCAGCGCCTGCTCCTGCTGTTTCTACTCAGACCCAGCAAAGCAACGGTGTGCCTACTCCTGAACAATGGCAGCGCATTGCTAATGGCGAGACGATGATATTGGATGGGGTGTATTACTACCCCGAGGCAACTGGTCAGACGGGTAGCATTGAGCAGGGCGATTTGTCGGGCGGTGAGCTTACCGGACGTATTCTCCGCTACACAAATACTGGCGGCGGCACCCCGTATGAAATATTGGATACGTCTGGTAACGTAATTGGTGCTGACAAATTTAAAGGCTCTAAAGGGTTCTTTGGCGATGCGTTCAGCGGCCTTGCCGATATAGTTAAAGAAACCGCACCAATTTGGGCTACTGCATTAACAATGGGCGGTGCTGGTGGTTTGCTCGGTAGTTCTCTTTCTGGTGGATCATTAACTGGAACTGCTGCAAGTGCTTTAGGAAACGCAGCGATTGCGGGCACAGCAGGCGCTGCTACCGGACAAGATCCTCTGAAGGCTGCTCTGTTGTCTGCTGGTGGGACTTTTGCTGGTGGACTCTTTGGTGGTGCTGAAGCAGCTACTCCTTCTACGCTAACTGATGCTCAATTCATTGCTGCTGATGCTGCTCAGTTAGCTGGTCAGGGCTTAGGTGCAGCACAGATTGAACAAGTATTGCAAGCTAGTGGTGTTAACGCTGTTGCTGCCATCGGTGCCGCTGATGCAGCTACTTCTGGTTTGTCTGTAGATCAGATTGCCAATGAGATCACGTTAGGTAATCGTGGTCTATTCACTGAAGCTGCTGCTCCTGTAGCTCCTCCACCACCCGCACCTGTAGAAGTTGCTCCAGTGGCCCCAGAAGCACTACAGACTATTTCGGTTACTGCCGCTGCTCCTGTAGCCAGCATTGCTGACATAGCTGCTGCTATCCCCGCTGCTGTGGCATCACAGCCTGAGATTGTGTCTGCTCCTTTGCCACCATTGGAGCAGCAAGTAACTATTACTGGAAGCCAGCAGCCTACTGTTACACTAGAAGACATCTTAGCTGCTGTTGCTTCTCCTGTAGCACCTACACCAGCACCTGTAGCACCGGAGCCTGCTCCTGTAGTTCTGGCTCCTGCTGAGCAAGTAGTTGAAGTCCCTGGAACTAAAGAAACTCAAAATAATCTTGAAGATGCAATTGCTGCTCTTGTTAATCCTGTAGTTGAAGCACCTGTAGCACCTCCTGCTGATCAAGTAATTGAAACTACAGCCAAGAAAGAAGAACCTGTTTCAGTCCCAACAACGGGTGTAAGCACTGATCTTCCTTCTCAACCTTCTGGTGGTGGTGTAGAGACACAAGATCAAGCAACCAGGACTGAGAAACAGAATACTGGCTTATCATTAGACGATGTGATGAATGCCTTAAAAGCCTTTGCTGCTTTATCAGGTACTGGCTTGTTTGGAGGCGGTGGTGGAACTTCACAGCGTCCCTTTGTAGCTCCTACAGCAACTGTACCGCAGGGCAATGAAGACTACTACAGAGCAATCCAACAATACTACAACACTTACATGCCTCAAACTCCTAGAGATGTGGCTACTCCCTTGCAACAATGGTATGAAGGTAAATTCGGAGGTTAAATGGCAACACTGATTACAAAGAATAGTAGCACCGCTGCTGCTGTGCCGGGCACTGGTGCTCTTGTTCAGGGTGAACTGGCTGTTAACGTTACTGATAAGCGACTGTTCACTAAGAATTCTGGCGGTACTGTTGTTGAAGTTGGTACTAATCCTTCTTCTTTGGTTGTTACTGGTGATGTTGGAATTGGGACGAGTTCGCCTGCACAAAGATTGGACGTCTCTGGGGCAGAAAATTCTGTGCAGGCCCGGTTTGGAAAAGTTGCGGGGCGTGGTCTAGAAATATCGACGTCTGTGATTGCTGGCACTAACGACGCTGGAAGCGTTTTGAACGCAAAAGGCGCTACTTCAGGGACACTAATTTTCCAGACTGACAGCACCGAGCGCATGCGCCTCGACGCCACCGGCAACCTCGGCTTGGGGGTGACGCCGAGTGCTCAAGGCATTTATCGAACAATGCAGTTCGGCAACTACACGACCATTGGTCAGCAAACAACTGGTACTGCACAGTCGTTCTTTGGCTGGAATGTTCGTGGTAGCTCCACTGCAAACCAATATCTTTACAACGTAACCGCAGACAAGGCAGCGCTCTACGAAATAGTTTCCGATGCCTCTCACCGCTGGTCTGTCACAAACACATCCGGCACCGCAGGCAACGCGATCACTTTCACGGAAGCGATGAGGCTGGATGCTTCCGCCAACCTGCTGGTGGGCTTGGCAAGCCCCACGTTCGTCAGCACTCGGACTGAAATCCTTGCAGCAACAAACAACAACGCCTTGGGTGCCAAGACGACGCAGAACAACTATGCGCCGCTGATGGCATGGAACAGCGCAACCACGGGCGACAACCTGTTCCAGTACTTCTACACGGAAGGCACGCTCACGCTGCGGGGCTCCATCGACTACAACCGCGCTGGCGGGCTGGTCCGGTACAACACCACCTCCGACTATCGCGCCAAGGACATCCTCGGCCCTGTTGCTGATCCCGGCGCAACTATCGACGCGCTGAAGGTCTACGAAGGCCGGATGAAGGGCGCAACGCAAAGCCGCCCGATGCTGGTGGCGCACGAGGCGCAGGAAGTTACCCCCTACGCGGTCAGCGGCGTCAAGGATGAGGTCAACGAGGACGGAACGCCGAAGTTCCAGCAGATCGATGTGTCCTCGCTGGTGCCGCTTCTGCTGGCCGAAATTCAATCCCTCCGCGCCCGCGTGGCTGCACTGGAGCAAATATGAATTTATCTCAAATGTTAAAATCCAAGACAGTTCTGTTTGCACTGTTGTTGGCAGTTCTTAGTGTCCTCCAAGGATTCGTGTTTGCTTTACCGATTCCTCCTTGGGGACAAGCTGCTGTAGGCTGTGCAATCGCTGTTGCTGTGACTCTTCTACGCATTGTAACCACTCAGCCTTTAAGTCAAAAATAACTGAAGGAACAGCATGTCTTCTACTTACTTACAACTTGTTAACAATGTACTTGTAAGGCTTAGGGAAAATGAAGTATCTAGTGTGTCGGATACTCCTTATAGTAGTCTTATTGGTATTTTAGTCAATGACGCTAAACGAGAAGTTGAAGACGCACATGACTGGAATTGCCTGTCTGAGACTATTGTAATCCCTACAGTGGCAGGAACGAGTGCGTATACTTTAACAGGCTCAGGACAACGATTCACCACTGGTGATGTTCTTAACGACACCAGTGACTATGCTCTTGATCAGGCTCCTAGAGCATGGATGAATCGTCAGTTCTATATCAGTCCTACGATGAGCAAGGCACCTGAGTACTATGTGTACGATGGTGTCTCTGGTGACGATACTGTTGTCAAGGTTTGGCCTATTCCAGACAATGTGTATAGTCTTCGCTTTGAATTAAAAGTACCTCAAGTAGACTTGTCTGCCAATGCAGATGTCCTTAAAGTTCCTGCTCACTTGATTGTACTCTTAGCGCATGCTAAGGCTATCTCAGAGCGTGGTGAAGACTCAGGACAACCTTTTGCGGAACTCTATCAGCAGTATCGTCTTGCCTTGGCTGATGCTATTGCACTGGAGCGTAACAGGTACAATGAGGATGTTGTCTGGACGGACATCTAATGGCTGCAAAACTATTAACTAATACCATCGCCGCCCCTGGCTTTCAAGGACTGAACACACAAGAAAGTTCAGTAACCTTGGAGTCAGGATTTGCAACCACTGCTGAGAATTGTGTAATTGATAAGTTTGGTCGTATTGGTGCTCGTAAAGGCTGGCTACCTAAACACTCTACGTTAGGTGCTTTAGGGTCTGCTGAAATTAAAAGCATCGGACAGCTAATCACTGAAGATGGCACTACATACACTGTAGCAGCAGGCAATAACAAGCTGTTTAAGCTCGTAGGTTCTACGCTGTCTGAGTTAACTTATGGCGGTGGTGGTGTTGCTCCAGGCATCAGTGATAGTCATTGGCAGATGTGTTCCTTGAACAACATTCTGTATCTGTATCAGTCTGGACATGATCCCTTGATCTTTGATCCTACTGTGTCTGCTGTGACGTACCGTAGGGTGTCTGAGAAGACAGGATACTTAGGCACTGTTCAGTCTGCTGCTAGTGTTATCAGCGCCTATGGTCGCACATGGTCAGCATCAACTACTTCTGACAAATCTCTGATTCAGTTCTCTGATCTCCTTCTGGGCTATGTGCTTAGCACAGGCTCTAGCGGTACTCTAGACATTACACAGATTTGGCCTCATGGGTCTGATGAGATTACTGCTTTAGCGGCCCATAACGGATTCCTGATTGTCTTTGGTAAGCGTCAGATTCTGATCTACAACAATCCTCAAGATCCTGCTGCAATGAGTCTTCAGGATGCTATCACTGGTGTGGGCTGTATCGCTAGGGATTCGGTAATCAATACCGGTACTGATGTCATCTTCTTGTCGGACAATGGTGTACGCTCTTTGATGCGAGTGATCCAAGAGAAATCATCACCAATGCGTGATTTGAGTTCTAATATCCGTGATGACTTAGTAAGCACTATTGCTGGGGCTGTTCCTGCAACTATCAAAGCTGCTTACTCGGAAAAAGAAGCATTCTATTTGTTATCTTTTAGTGATTCATCCTTGACATATTGCTTTGATATGCGTACAATGCTTCAGAATGGAGCAGCTAGGGCAACATCTTGGACACTAGATCCTACAGCTTTTTGCTATACAAAAGATAAAGAATTGCTCATGGGTTTTGCTGGATACATCGGGTATCATACAGGATACTTAGATAATACCAGTACCTACAACATGAGATACTTTACCAACTACTTTGACTTTGGTGCTCCCACTGTTGTTAAGATCCTAAAGAAAGTCGGTGTTGTTACTGTAGGAGGTCAGGGTTATACTGTGTCGTTGAACATTGGCTATGACTTCACAGACAACTACACTTATCGTTCCTTCTCAATTCCTGCTGGTGTGCCTTCTGAATATGGTGTTGCAGAGTATGGCATTGCTGAGTTTACTCCTTCGTCACTGAACAGCATTGCTGTTAACGTAGGTGGTCAAGGTAAAGTTATTCAGCTAGGATTAGAGACTGTAGTAAATACCAATGCAATTTCAATCCAAAAACTAGACATATATGTTAAGACAGGAAAGACAGCATGAGTAATTACACAAAAACAACTAACTTTGCAGTGAAGGATTCCTTGGCAACAGGTAATCCTTCTAAGAAGGTTAAAGGAACTGAAATTGATGCTGAGTTTGTAGCTATCGCTGCTGCTATCTCTTCTAAGGTAGACGCTAATGATTCTACGCTCACTGGTACTACTTCTGTAGTTAATATCTCAGCATCTGGAACCTACACAGGAACTATTAACGGAGGAACCTACTAATGGCTACCCTTGGCGATGTCTTAGGACTGTTTGGTTCTATCTATTCTTCTAATAGGGCTGCTGATGCTGCTCAACAGGCAGGACAGCAGGCTGCTCAAGCCTCTCAGTTTAGGCCTGTAGGCGTAACTACTCGCTTTGGTCGTAGTGGCTTTGAGTACGATCCTAGTGGTCAACTCATCGGTGCTGGCTACCAAGCTGCTCCTGATGTGGCAGCTATGCGTGAGTCGCTGCTGGGCATCGGTGGTGGTGCTCTACAGCAAGCACAGCAGGCTCAACAGTTCTTCCCGCAGGTTCAGCAAGGCGCTCAAGGCTTGTTCAACCTAGGTGGTCAGTATGTCGCTCAGACTCCTCAAGCAGCCGCTGCTGATTGGATGAGCAAGCAACAGGCTCTACTGGCTCCTCAGCGTGAGCAACAGCTTGCTGGTGTGCGTAATCGTCTATTCCAGACAGGCCGTAGTGGTCTTGCTACGGGTGCTACTGCTGCCGGTAATATGGCTGCTACGAACCCTGAGATGGCTGCTTATTACAATGCTCTTGCACAGCAGGATGCTCAGTTGGCTGCCTCGGCTCAACAACAAGGTATGGAACAGGCTCGCTTCGGTCAAGGCCTTATGTCTGGTGCTCTTGGCTTACAAGGCGCTGGTTACAATCTTCAGAATCAAGCATTGGCTCCGTTCACTGGTGCCTTCCAAGCTGCTACTGGTGTTGAACAGCAGGCTCTGCAACCGCTGACTCTTGGTCAAGGCTTAGGTTCTTCTGCTGCTGCAACCGCTGCACAAGCTGCGCAGATGCAGTTACAAGGACAACAGCAAGCCAATGCAATTAACGCAGCTACCCGCAGTACTGCTATCAATCAGTTATCTGATCCTGTCGCTGCTTTGATCGGTAAGTTATTCGGAGGTTAAATGGCTACTGACATGATGACACAACTGGCTACCTTGGTTCAAGGTGGCATGCCTCCTAAGCAGGCTATCCAGTACCTCCGTGACGCACAGGCTCAGCAGTTTGCTCAGATGCCCGTACAGCAGCAGTTAGCCGCTAATGTGGGTAAGTATGCTGGTCGAGTAGGTCAAGGACTGATGAGGGCTGCTGGTGTTCAAGACCCTATGCTGGCTCAGGCTTCTAAGATGCGTGATCTGGCTACTCAGTTTGACACTAGCACTGCTGATGGCATGATGCAGTATGCTAAGGCTTTGCAGAGTATTAACCCTGCATTGGCTCAGCAGGCTGCTATGAAGGCTCGGGAACTGGCCCTTGAAGAATCTAAACTGACTACTGAGAAGGCTCGTCAGGGACAGATCGCTGCTCAAGAACAACGTGCAATGGCTGAGACTAAGGCCAAAGAAGCCCAGACCAGTAAGGCTGCTAGGTATGAAGAGGCTATCAATGCTCTTCCACCGGATGCTACCGATGCTGATGTTGAGGCTGTTACTCGTAAATTTGGTAAGCCTGAAGATGTTCTGAAAGCTGTTTCTCGTAGACAAGAAGTAGAAGCTAAGAAACAAGCTGCTTTGGAACTTGCCAAGGAAAAGGCTTCTTTAGAGGCTGCACAGAAGGAACGTGATGCAGCGTTTAGGCGAGAATTAGCCGCTGCAACTGCGGCGAATCGCTCTGCTCTTACCGGTGTCCAACAGCAGATTGCACAACAGCGTCTTGAAGACTTGAAAGAGAAGGCCGCTGAGCGCGTAGACAAGAAAGAAGCATCAAAGCAAGCCGCTTTGTCGCATGCTAATAAGGTTCTTGGTGATGTCGCTGAGGCCAACACTTTGGTGAAACCAGTTACTACTGGTATCGTTGGTAAACCTACTTCATTTATTCCCGGCACGGATGCTTATAATCTGAATCAGCGTCTTTTGACAATCAAGGCTAACTTGGGTTTTGATCGTTTGCAACAAATGCGTGACGCTAGTCCTACTGGTGGTGCTCTTGGTCAGGTGGCTGTGCAAGAATTGCAGGCTCTGCAAGCAACTGTAGGTTCTCTTGATCTTGGTCAAGACAGTAAAGAACTGGCTAAGAACCTCAGCAAGATTGAGCATCATTATTCCAACTGGATCAGGACTACTCGTGGTGAGCAGCCTATCTCTTTTGAAGAGTTCCAGAAGTCTAAGCAACCTGCTCCTCAAGCCCCTCAAGCACCTGCTAGTGGCTGGTCTATCAAGCCTAAGCAATAAGGAAACGTATGCCTACATATGTCGTTACTGCCCCTGATGGCAAGGAATATGAAGTAACTGCTCCTGAAGGGGCAACACAGGACGAAGTGTTGGCATACGCTAAAGCCAACTATGGTAAACAAGAGCCTTCTATGGGCTCTAAGATTCTTCGTCAATTAGGCTTGACTGCACGGGCAGCAGGTACAGCAGCTACTGCGATTCCTTCGATGCTTGCAGACCCTTTGGCTAGTATGGTCAATCAAGCAGCAGGCAGGAAGGTTATGGAGTTGCCTAGCCAAGGTGTTCAGAATCTGATGACTATGGCAGGCCTTCCAGAGCCTCAGGGAGGCTTAGAAAGGGCAGTACAGACCGGAGCATCAGCGATGGGCGGTGTTGCTCCTCAGGCTGCTCTGGCTAAGGGTGTGTCGGCTTTGAAGCCACTGACGCAGAACTTAGGTGCTCAAGTAGCCACTGCTGCTCCTGCTGGTATGGCTGCTCAAGTAGCTGCTGAGAAGACCAAGGAAGCCACTGACAGTGATCTTGCTGCTGTGGTTGCTGGTATGGTTGGCGGTGCTGCTATCGGTAATGTAGCAGGTAAGACTGTGGGCAGCATCAAGGATGTTGTACGCCCTAAAGTGTCCTTAGATGAGATTAAAGCCAAGGCACAGGCAAACTATCAGAAGATGGAAAATCAGGGAGTTGCTATAAAGCCTAGAAGTGTTTTGGATATGATTGATGATGCAGAAGCTAATTTGACTGCTTCTAATTTTAATCCTAAACTAGACACTCACAGGCCTGTTGCGCAGATTCTCGACCAATTAAGAGATATGGTAGGAACTCGTAGAGTGTCTTTTACCAAGTTAGAACAGATGCGATCTGCCGCAACTGATTTGAAATCTTCTAAAGAGCCAGCTACACGTAGGTATGCCGGTCAGTTAGTTGCTGAAATTGATTCATACATGGGGCGCATTGCCCCTACTGATGTCATTACAGGAAAAGGCAATGTAGGAACAGCAGTTAAGGCTGTTCAGACAGCACGACAGGATTGGCGTAATCTGTCGAAGGCTTCTATCCTAGAGAATGCTCTGGATGTGTCTGAAGCTAAAGCACTTGATCCTAAAGCGTCTCAGGGTGAGTTACTAAGACGACAACTGATTAACCTTGCTGCTGATAAGAACAAGATGCGGTCTTTCACAGAGCGTGAACAGAATGCAATTAAAGCAGCAGCAAAGGGTGGCTCAGGTGATGTGCTTTTAAGTCTCTTGGCTCGGTTTAACCCTGAGCGTAGTCAGATCACAGCAGGAGCTACTGTAGCAGGCGGTATTGCCAATCCGGCTGCTGCCGCTGCTATTGCAGGTACTGGCTTTACTGCTGACAAACTTCAGAGTGCTCTTCGTGCTGCTGGTACTCGTAGGCTTGTGTCGGACATTGCTGGCGGTACATTACCGGCACCCGGTGCAGACTTGAGAATCCCCGGTCTGTTATCTTCTCTCTACACTCAAGAGGAGCAATAATGGACTTCTTTTCAGGAGGTATTCTAGGTAGTCTCTTAGGTGGCTTGTTCCGACTAGCTCCTGAGATCCTGAAGTTCTTTGATCGTAAAGATGAAAGACTGCATGAACTCAAGATGTTCACCTTGCAGACTGACCTAGAGAAGATTCGTGGTGAGTTCAGGATCGAAGAGCGTTATGTAGAGCATGGCGCTACACAGCTAGAAGCCATCGGTGAAGCATTCAAGCAACAAGGTGAAGCAGACAAGAAGGCCTGGAAGTGGGTTGCTAGTTTGTCTGCCCTTGTAAGGCCCGGAGTCACTTACGTTCTCTTTGGGATGTACGTTGCCTATAAGATCATTATGGTGTCTTATGCCATAGACTCTGGTGCTCCTTGGAAGGATGCACTGGTATCCCTCTGGACTGCTGAAGACTTTGGGATGTTGAACATGATCCTTACTTTCTGGTTCGTTGGTAGAACCATAGAGAAGTATCGTGGAAGCAATTAAGATTGCTAGGGAAGCTCTTGTGAAGCCCTTCGAGGGTTATCACAAGAGACTACCTGATGGAGGCTGTAAGGCCTATCCTGATCCCGGCACTGGAGGCCACCCCTGGACTATTGGTTACGGCTCTACAGGGCCTGGGATCACTCCAGAGACTGTCTGGACACACCAGCAGGCTGAGGAAGGCTTAGACGAGCATCTAGAGTACTTCAACAAGGGTCTGCTGAAGCTGTCACCAAAGGTTATCAACTATCCTAACAGACACGCTGCTCTGATCTCCTTCTGCTACAACTGCGGCTTAAGGAACTATCAGATCAGTACACTGCGTAAGATGGTTAATGAAGAGCGATGGGATGAGGCTGCTACAGAGATCCTGAAGTGGAACAAGGCTGCTGGTAGAGTCCTAAGAGGACTGACGATCAGACGACAAGCCGAAGCATTGCTATTGAAATAGGAGGCACTATGCCATTGAAAAAGGGTTCTAGCGACAAGACTGTCTCTGCCAATATCCGCAAGATGGTCAAAGAAGGTAAACCACAGCAACAGGCAGTAGCGATTGCTTTATCTGAAGCTGGTAAGGCAAAGCCTAAGAAGAAAAAGTAAGTACAAACAAGAAAGCCCCTGCAAGGAACCTTAAAGGAACCTTGCAGGGGCTTTTTTATTGTCTATTCAATTATGAACACTGGTCTTCGAACTTAGTCTTGGCAATGATGTAGTCCTTGACTAAGCTGCTTCGCACAATGTCATCAGTGGTGAACTCAAACCTGCTAAACTGCTTCATGGTATCGCAGATAGACAGGAACTTAGGGAGTCCAGATTTGTCATCTTTCTTCCGTAAGTCTGTCTGCCTAACGTCACCACAGAAGATAATCTTACTGGTGTGACCTACACGGGTAATGATTGTGTCCAGTTCCTCAAAGTTCATGTTCTGAAACTCATCCACTAACAGGATACTGTTTGTGAATGTGGTCCCACGAATGAACGATGTGGACAGGAACTCAGCATGTCCTTGCTCACAGAGTCGATCCCAAGCATCCTTGCGACTAAACAAGTCTGATGCAATCTGACGGTAAGGCTGAATGTACACCTCCATCTTGTCATCAGCATTGCCCGGTAAATGCCCCATGTCACGGCCCTGTACGGAGCTACGAATCACTACAACCTTGTCATAGGGGTTGCTACGATCCATAACCTCTTCCAAGGCCTTGTAGAGGGCTATGTAGGACTTCCCGGTGCCTGCAACACCGTGGAGACACATGAAGTAATCTCCCTTGTTGTAGGCATCGAAGAAGTCCTGCTGTTTAGCAGTCTTAGGCTGAATCGTACTCATGTGATCCAGCTTAAGTTTCAGACTCTGTGTCTGCTTTACAGGCGTGTCGTCTTCTAACTTCCTTCGTGTCACCATCAGATTTCACACCCATTTGCAGTGCAGGCCAGCGTCTGTGCTCCCTCCACGTTGTCTTGACCTTCTTGGAAGGCATCCCATTCAATACCCTTAGGCATTGTCTGCATCAGCTTGTTGTACTCCTCTTCAGTGATGGACTCATAAGGAGCCTGTTTGTAAGTACCTCCGTCCATCGGCAGGAAACTCACACCAGTGATCTCATCAAAGTTATCCCACACCCATGCACCTACTGTAGGCCATTCAGATTCCTTGACACTGATGGTCACAGAAGGCTTATGTTCACAGTAGTGACGCTGATACAGCAACCACAGACGCAGATGCTTAATAGCATCCAAGTCTTCCCGCAGCAATGCCCCTGGAGCAACCTTTACAGGGAAGCTGAAGACAGTGGTACTGTCAGGCTTATAGAAGTCTGCTTCAGCAGGGAACCCTTGAGACTTCAGGAAGTCAGTCAGAGGATCTTTGTTATCAGAACGAACACGGCGGATGTAAAAAGCACTATGCTGAGGATGGATACCACTAGCAGTACCTGCGAGTTGAGAGACTGTACCTTCAGGCTTAATTGCGGTGATAGCCACAGAACGATTGATACCAATAGCATCAGCGTACTCAGCGTTAGTATCAATAGCAACACTACGAAGTTCCTCCAACAGAGCAGGCAATGCTGCGTTATCAGGATCATTGAGCAAAGCATTGTCAAGGATACCTGTCATCGACACACCAAGCAACCGTTCCTCTTCAGTGTTCGTCTGCCAGATCTTCCGAAGATACGGGAAGCTGGTCATCGTCGATTGAAAAGTTCCAAGGATAGTTGCCATAGCAATCTTGTTCCTAAGAGAATCCACATTATCATCGCTACGAACAATGACAGAAGAAAGATTACAGAACTGATAAGGACGGAGGATAATTTCTGAGCAAGGATTAGTGCCCCACTCTTGATCTTCTTCCCGACGACCATTCTTAGCTGCCTGTAGTTTACTTGCGTATCGATTAAAGATCCCTCGCTCACCTGAGTGTGACTCATAGATGCTAGTCCACTCACGCATGAACTGACCCACCGTAGGACGACTACCATACACAGCAGAGTTGTTAGCCAGTGCTCGTTGTCCGTTACCGTCCCACCAGTTACCTGCCTTAGCGTGTGCCATACGATCATCGCTAAGGTCAGACAAAGAGATCATTGCTGATCGGCGTACCCCACCAACAACCACCACTTCTCCGACTTTGCAAAGGATGTCGTGAGCCTCAAGGCTGTTAAGTCTACGGCCAGCTGCGCCTTTGAACTTGCTGACCACGTACTTAAAGAGTTCAACAAGTGGCCCAGGCCCGGATGCCCGCCCACCAAAAGTCTTGAGGCGAGCACCAGCAGGGCGGACTCCTGAGACATCCCATTTTGGGATCTCGCCTGCATACAGTAGGGCGATAACCTGTCGTAGCGCCTTGGCCCATCCTTCCTTGGAGTCTTTAACAACAATAGTAGACTCAGACTCATACAACTTACAAGGGATCTCAGGTAGCTTATTGACATACTTCTGTTCCACGCTGAAGCCCACACCAGTGCCACACAGCAAGATATACATAGCCTCATCAAAGGCCTTAGGATCATCGATAGGCAGGTACGAGCAGTTATAGCCTGCTACGTTCTGTCGTTCCAGTGCATCACCACTGGTCATGATTGAACGCATACTTGGAACAACTTCCAAGTTAGTTACAGCCTCTTGCAATCGCTCACGCAGTCCTACAGGCATTTCATAGTCATGCTTCTTGAGCAGGTGTCCTGACATGAAATCAAAGTACCGATTCACTGTCTCAGGCCAATGCTCACGGCGGCCCTTGTCGTCAAGGAATCGAGAGTACCGAGACTTAGCAATGTACTCGTTATAGCCGTTCATCTTAAATGTCATAGTTCTTCCTGTAGTTGTTCTACTTGGTCTTCAATAATGTCTGAGAATCGTTCTACGATGTCGTCACTCTTAATATCCAAGAGTTCTAAAAGCGTAACCTCGTCAAGTCTCTTCAGACATTCCTTAATCTCTTCAAACGTTAGTGGATTGCTCAAGTTTGCTAATCTCCCTGTCCAGATACCAGCGAGCCTTCTTCAGGTCTTCTAGTTTGTTGTTCTTGTGTTCTGATCGTGCCACATATTTGACTACATTAGCAAGCCTGAAGTTCAACTGCCAAGCCTCAATGGCATCAATTACTTCAATGCTGCCTTGTGTGTAGTGCTTAGGGTGATTCACACTTTCGTCTGTTTGTTTAACGACAGGGATGATTCTTTGTTCTGTGTTATCAAAGACACCCTTAGCAACAAACTTACTGCTCCATGAACAAATCTCACAGGGTCGTTCACTGTTGCTGAACTTCTCGTAGAAGCATTCCTTACAAGTGGTAAACTTAGTTCCCATACGTCATTCGTGCCTTATATGATTCAGGAAACAATTCCTCAACAATCTTAGAGATGTGCTGTGCAACTGTACGTGTTTCCTTTTGTGTGTCTGGTTTCAAGCGTAGCGTCAGCATGTCACAGAAGGCACCCAGTGTACCACTCCAGATCCATTCTGTCATGGTGTTCTGAGGAAGTACCATCCGTGCCTGCTCTGGGCATGCTCCTACCCTAATTAGGTAGTTGTACTGTGCCAGTGCATCAGAGATTAGCACGTCCATGCCATTTAGCTTCTCTTCTTCCACCAGTTCATCGCTGCTTCCTTGCTTAACACTCTCTGCCCGCTTACGGATTGGAGGCATGTAGAACTCTGGTTCAGCATCAACGTATCGCCTACTAACTTCATTCCAAGGCATGAACTTGTGCTTCACTAATTGACGAGCAACAAAGATCGGAGCCTTGACACGGAAGCTCATAAAGGCATGATTGAAAGGGCTAAGGTGCTGATGCTTTGCAAGATAGTTCAGTAGCTTCTTGTCCTTCTCAGGGAAGATAGGCCAACCATCGTCGTTAAGCTCCATCCCGCTTTCTTTGTTGAAAGAAACACGGGCAGCATTGACGATGGTCGTATCTGTGCCGCAGGAAGTAATCAGTTCTACTTTAATGTCAGCCGTTTGCATACTTCCTCCGAAGGTATTCAATGCTCAGGAACATCTCATCAAACTGCCCTTGTCGTACATCATTCAAGACAACAAGGCCACGCCAATGACTGTTACTGAGGCCATCCATGTAGGGCTCATCGTGAAGATAGTAAGAGCCTGCAATGATGGAACACAAAGGAAGTCCATCAGCCCTTTTACCATATGCTACTTGTTTGCCTTGCTGATGGCCAGCAATGCAAGACATATGAAGTTTAGAGACAATAGCAGATGCAGAGGAAGCAGGCCTGCCCATAGCCCCAACAGGCCAATAATGACTGTAACCCACACCGTCAATGAAGACAGGTTGTAGAAATCCATGTACTTCCCAATCTTTTTCATAGCCTAAGTCCTTAGTGCTGATAAGCCCGTCAAGGATAGGCGAGTTGTTAATGGCTCTGTCGATTCTGTTCTCATGGTTACCCAGGAGTAGAACCATACGAGGTTTGTATACTTTGTCCTTGTTCTTCTTCTGCTGAGCCTGCAAGTCACGTAGAGGCTTCAGGAGCATCTGCATTGCTTCCTTGGTAACATCTACGTCCTTCTTGTAGCGAAGGCCCTCAAAGACCTTGGAGCCTGCTTTATCGTGTGTCGATAGGCTAGGCATGTCCGCAAAGTCTCCGAGGTTAATCACTACGTCAGGCCTGTATTCCACGATTGCCTTACCAGCCCACTCAAGATGCTCCAGAGGAACACCCTCACGGACTTGACAATCAGGGATAATCAGGTGTCGAGTCATTCAGTCAGTCCTGCATTCTCTTTTTGATCGTACTCATCATACGGATTGTATTCTTCGTCTTCTTCAAGATCAAAGAAACCACCACGCCAGAACTCACCAACTTCCATCACAGGAGAATACTGAACCCGAATTTTACTCTTGATGTCGTATCCATATACGGTCCCAAGGAAGTCTACAAAGCGGTCTAGCACCTCCGTCCAAGGCTGGAAACCATCTTCAGGAGCCTCCAGCATCACCATGAATTTGCTGTGGCTTTCGGGCGTGTAGCTGAAGGTGAATACATCATTTGACATTGAATGCGTCCTCTGCGAGTTTTATGGTATTCTTAATAGCTTCCTTGAGTGCCCACTCAATCAACAGCTTTAATTCTTCGTTTGTTAGCTCAAAGTGCAGTGTAGCAGAGCCATCTTCATGCTCAGTGATTTCATTTACTTGCATCGCTTATTACCTTAAAGAAATAATCAGCATCGACAACAACAAGAGGCTTGCACTGATTCTGCTTAATGACCACAACAGGCTCTTTATTACCGTGTACAGATGCCTGTTTGTAAAACTCATATACAGCTATCTTTGCGTAACTCTTGCATTCTATCTGAATCGGATAAACCTTACGTGCAGCAGGGGATAACTTAACGTCTTCCCCAGGTGCTCCCATGCTGGTACTGACAACATCGTCAGGCTCTAGCTTGGGAGCATGCTCTAGTAGCTTCTTAGCCACCCACTGCTGCAACAGTCTACCCTTATTCTTCGCGCTGCTCGGACTCATCAGTATGGTCTTCCACAGTAGCGGAGAACTGATGCAGGAAGTTTCCGAAAGTATCTACAAAGTCTTCATCGTGACTGTTCTTACCCATAGTGAACAGGATAGCATGAACCAGCTCATGATAGAAGGTACTCAACTTAGCTTGCTCTGGCATATCCCGACGAATACGCAGAAGTGCTTGAGCAGGCTCACAGTTCCCCATCTCCGTCAGGTGATCTACTTCGTAGACTTCCCAGAAGGTTCCTGCAAGCATGAAGGAGGAGACCAAGGTTCCGTCGCGCTTCTCCGTAGCCATAGAAGGTTGGCATTCTCCAGAATCCTTGACGATTCCATTCCGTTGTCGTCGTACACTTTGCATATAACCTCGTATAGTTCTTGCTCAGTCTTGCAGTCTTTGAGCAGTTTGTTTGATTTAACAGGACCGATCCCTCTAACACCTTCAATGTTATCAGTACGATCCCCTGTTAGCATCTGTTTGTAAAAGTTCTTCAGTCCGTCAAAGGCACTGATGTAATACTTCTCGTCCTTCACAGGGTTGTAGTGCCAGCCTTCAAGTTGATCCAAATCTTTGTCAACGTGAACGATCCAGCAACCACCCTTGACAGACTCTCTAGCCACAGCATCGTCAGCCTCATCACCATCTGTCACCTCAGCCCCTAGCTTGACTAGATGTTCTCGTAAGACATCGTAGTGTGGAGGCTTTGCAACATCCTTACGATTGCCTTTGTAAGGCACATGCTTGGCTATGTCATACCTGAAATTGTTCTTGCCTGTTAAGTATGCTTTGTAGTCGTCACACTTGAGTACACGATAAACAAAGTCATTTAGAAACTCTGTCAAGTGATAGCAGACCCTATCGTTCGGTCCTTCTGGATCAGCGAAGGAGACACGATACACCAAGAAGTCTGCATCAATCAACGCTAGTTTCAGATCATCACAGGATGTCGTCATTCTCTTCTTCGACGCTACCCTCTGGATTGTAAGTCTTAAGATCAGTCACAATCAACTTACGAATCGACGGAGAGGCCCCGAACTTAGACGACATCTTATGACGATAGGAAGACACCAGAGCCACAACCTTAGTGCCATTACCGATCTTCGTAATGTCAATCTTGTTACCCTCTTCGTCCACAGGCTCAAACACATACTTAGACTTAGCAACCACGTAGCGACCCATAGGGTCACGGTCTTTAACCTTGATGCCAAGCTGACCTTCAAGAGCCTTTACAGCAGCTTCGCTGAGACCACCAAGGCAGCACTCATACTTGTTGTTTTCTTCGTCAAACTTGGTGTTGAAGGTGCTCATGAACGAAGCCCAGAACAACTCGCCTTGAACCTTGACAGGCTTGAAAACATCACTCATTGTTTATTCCTCTTTCGATTAAGTTGGTGGGCGATGAGAGTTTCGAACTCTCAAGCATTGCTGCGCTGGGGCTTAAACCCAGTGTGTTTACCAATTTCACCAATCGCCCTTACGCTGTTAACGTATAAATGTTATTGTAGCACTCGTTTATCGCTGGTGTCAAGTTCATCCATCATAAACGACAAGGCTTGTAGGGCTTTATACAACATTCCTGCAATATAAACCTGATTCAAGTCCTCCGATGCTGACACATGCAACTCTTCGTCAATGACCCGAAGGACCACTGTTTTCTTAGTGGGTGTCTCGCCATGATCGTCCAACTTTGTATTCTCCATCTAGAGGACACCTTAGCTTGAAGTATGTCCCTGCATCAATGATGCTTTGTTTAGCTGCTTTGCCTGCAAGTTCTGCAATGTCAGGATGGCATTCAAACTGCATTTCATCATGAACATTAGCCACAAACTTCACAGTCCACTTGTTAGCCTTGATCTTGTCGTTAAACAACACCAAAGCCTTCTTCATCACTATCGCGCCTGCTCCTTGAAGTAGGCTGTTAAGTGCTGCATGTTCGGAGCGTACCCAAATCTTTCGACCATCAAGCCCCGGTACATAACCCTTGCCCGCATACTTAGAGACTCTATCACGTAGACTCTTGAGAGCGGGAGTCGCTTTAAGAAAGGCATCAATAAGTTTCTGTCCTTCTTTTGCCCCACCACCCACAATAGAACCAATCTTTGCTGGACCGGCACCGTACAAGAAAGCGTAGATGAACGTTTTTGCTTGGTCTCTCGTTTGTAACCCGGCTGCTTTCTGGTTCTTGGTGTGAATGTCGGTGCCGTCCTTAGAAGACCCTGAGACGACCGCTTTAACATAGTCTTCATCCTTCATGTAATGCGCCAACATACGAAGCTCAAGACCACTAGCATCACATCCCACAAGCACATTACCATCCTCCACTGTCCAGCACTCACGGCACTCATGCCCGTAGATGCTGCCAGAGTTAGGAATCTGTGCCATGTTAGGGCTGTGGTGCGTCATACGGCCTGTCACAGCACCGTTAGTGATCACCCTACCGTGTACTCTGTTGTCTTCTCCTAGAGCCTCCATCCATGACTCAATCTGTGCTACACGCTTCTGGAGCATCAGATACTCTGCAATCATCTTGGCTTCAGGAAAGGACAACTTAGACAGCACCCCTTCATCGACAATAGGCTGTCCTGTCTCTGTGAAAGTCTCAGGCTTCCACCCAAGTTCTATCAGCTTTTCTCCGATCTGTTTTCTTGATCCTGGGTTGAACTCAACCAGTTTGGGTTTAAGAGACTTGCCAGTTTTCTCGGAGACTCTGGGGAGTTCATAGGCAGGCCAACGCTGCTGCATTGACTCATAAACCTCTGCCATTCTTCCTTTGATGTCAGCAAGTAGACTGGTCGAATACGGGATATCGAGTTTGAATCCATTACGTTCCTGCTGTGCTACGATGGCTGCTACTTGGTGTTCAAGCTCAATGCTTTCATCTGAGAACTCCTTCTTCTTTAGCTGGGTTGTAAGATGATTGTAGAGCAGTTCCGTTACTTCAACATCACCAACGCAATATTCAACAAGAAGATCATCAAAAGGATCATCAAAACACTCCCCACGATAAAGTTGCTTACGGCCTGCCAGTTCTTCCCATCTGATCGCATAGTCAATCTTGTTCTTCCCTAGTGTCTTTCCCCATGCCTCTAGGCTGTGTCCGTGCTCTCTGCTCGGCTCTAGCAGTCTTGACGCTATCAAGGTGTCGAAGACTGTCTTCAAGCGTATCTTCGTCCCCCAGGTACGATTGAGGATCGGAGCATCGAACCCGATGATGTTTTGTCCGATAATCAATGTAGCGTCCTTTATATACGCCTGTAGGCTGCTTGCTTCCTTCCATATGTGTACTTTTCCAGTGTCGATGTCTTTAGTTACTACTAGGTGAATCTGCTTCGCTTTGCTGTTTGTCTCGATGTCGAGAACAATTCTCATATGCTTCTTTCAACTGCTCATACTGGTGGATCAATAGCTGATACTTGTGTTGAAGATCATCATACTTTCCTTGTAGCTCCCACACCCTTCCAATCAACTGTTCAAGGTTGATCATGGTTCTTGCTCCTTAAAGCGGCCTCAGCAAAGTACACACCCTTCCTGAATGACCAACTGCAAACATCTTCGGTCGGCAGTTGATCTAGCCCGTCGTTGATTTCCCACTCTTTCAGCCCTCGCCACTCGCGGCGGGGTGGGTGGGTGTAGAGGGGAATTCGCCCTTGTGACTCATCCGCGTAGATTTCGGCGTACCCGTAGAACCCCAGCGTCAATCCCTGCAAATTCTTGGGGTTGATCCACGCCGCAGGAGCCTGCTCCGGCTGATCCAGCGCGGCGCGGAGGGCTGCTTCTGCATCACAAGGCTGTTCGCAACCAATCTCGCGGCGGTATCCGCGCAGGGACTTCAGCGCCTGCTGGGCAGCTTCGCGTAGTGTGGTCATGCTTGCCCCCTTGCGCGGATGGCGTTAGCGCAAGCCTCCCGCGTGTCCTGGCGACTCGTTTTGATAGGGGCGTCCAGTGCAGCCAAAGTACACTCCTCCCGCTCGGCAGCGGCAATAAGAATAGCAAAACGCAGCAACCTATCAGCCCAAACCGAACCATAGTGCTGAGTATCAAGGCAGTCGGCTTCATGCGCCATGCGAAGGATATCTAGTCTGTTCACAATGTCTCCTCTTCAACTTCACACATTCTACCGGTTTCTGTATCGAAACGCAAGTGACATGCAGGACCAGTGTAGCCATTGAATCTATTCTTAGCTACCGCAACCTTAGTCGTATGCCTTTCTGATTCATTCTCTGCCATGCTGTTACGCTCCAATGTAATCACAGCGTCCGACAACTGAGCAATAGCACCAGAGCCTCGCAACTGTGACAACGACACAGATTGTCCGTCTTCGTGTCCTGCATTGCCTTGGGGCCTGCGAAGGTGGGACACACAGAATAGTGTGATCTCTAGTTCCTGCACCAGAGTCCTCAGCTTCGTCATCAAGTTGTCAATGGCTTTACGCTCATCTCCAAGATCCTGACCTGAAATGACAATAGAGATATGATCCAGAAACACAACGCGGCAATCAAGAGCTTTTGCCATGTATCGTATCCGATTAAGAATGTTATCAATATCCGTTGATCCAAAATGATCAAAAAGAAAAACCCTGCCAGTACCAAGAGTAGCATCGAAAGAATCATGGAGTTCCTTGTCAGTCACTGGTGTGTCCGGTAAGTGTAGCATCTTGTTAGCATGCACTGACATGATACTACGTGCAGTCTTGCGTATAGATTCTTCCAAGAACATCGCACCTACACGGAAGTTTGTTGATTTAAGTAGATGGTACAGAATCTCTCGAAGGAACTGACTCTTACCCAGCCCTGACCCAGCAGTGACTGTGATCAGTTCTGCTGAGCGGATACCGTACAAGAGCTTATTCAGGCCTTTCCAGGGATACTGTGCATCTGCTGGCTTTTCTGGTTTACTAACGTCTTCCCAGAGATCGGCAGCATTAACGATACCATCAGGGATGTAGGTTTCTGCCCTCCACCATTCATTGACGAACTCTTTACCAGCCCCAGCAACCAAGTAATCACACGCATCTTTGTACCCTGTCAAGTGTTTAACGATCTTGGCTTTGGTGCCAAACAACTCTGCAACTTCCCTTGCAGCTTTCTTTCCAGGCTCATCAGCATCAAAGCAGATAACCACTGTCTCGAAGGTGTTCAGCCACTCAAAGTGTGCCTTGCAGTCCTTTAATGCAGCCTGAGCGCCATTCCTGATGCTCACTGAAGGCCACTGTGACCCTGTGAGCTGAAAGCCTGCCAGAGCGTCTAGTTCTCCTTCATAGATGGTTACGTACTTACCACCAGAGTGAAATAAATGTTGTCCAAACAGGCTAGAATTAACGAAATTTCCAGTAATTGAGAATTTTTTATCTGCTACATGCCTAGTCTTATAAGAAGATAGGGTTCCTTCGGTGTCATAGTAGGGATAGAAGTGTCTGGTGTCGTCTTGCTTGACTCCAAACTTCTCGCAGGTAGCCCTACTGATGCCCCTGTCACTGATTGCTTTGTAATCTCCTGGGATGTCCATGATCGTCTTTGCGTTGATACTTCGTGCAGCCTGTGTGTTGTAACGACAAATATCATCGAACTTTAGTTCGAATTCTTGCTTAGTTGTTCCACACTTGAAGCAATGGAAGTGTCCATCATCATAGATTGCACCAGCGTCAGAGCTACCGCAGTAACTGCACGACACATGACGCAAGAATTTAGAGGTCATTCGTAGTCCAAAACAACACTTAAACGAAACTTGATGTCTTCCAGAATATCCAATGGAGATTCAACTTCAGGGTTATTGTACTTTAGATATCTCCTTATGCCTTCATGGCAATCAAGAATTAAACTGTGCATCTCTGCTGCTTTAGTTGCGAGATTGAATGCATGTTGATCATCTGGAAGGTCGAACTCTAACGTGGCTTTCATGAGTTGCTCCTAAGTTCCTGCAATGCTACAGCCTTGATCCAATTGTAGTAGTAGTCAGACAAGAATTCTGTCATATCCACACCATTGACATTGATTGCTTCGACATCAAACTCTTCAGGCTCTGATGGCTCCCAAGTGTCAGGATGCCCATGAGAGCGTCCAGGGACGTAACGCTCATAGCATCCGACAACCTCAAAGCCTGTGTCCTCAAGGGTAACCAGTACATTAAACTTCACAATAGAGCCTCTTCAAGTGATTCTAGGTATTGTTTCTGGGTTTGTTTGGGTGCTTTATTGATAACTAACTTTCCTTTATCAAAGTCAGTGTAGACATAGAAGGGCCAATTAGGTCGATACTTGATTGTCTTTGGTTCGACAAGGGTGTCTAAGATGTTTGTATTATTCATGTCCGTTAACCCTGTTCAAAGCCTCATCAATGCGGGCTTTAACATGATCCCAACCATGCTCGACAATAAGGTCTGCAACCTCGTTATAGATACCCCAGAAGTAACAATCCTTCATCATCTGATTACATTCATTGATATATTCCTGAGAAGATACAAAAGAATCGTCAATAAGATCATAGTCAGACACAATCAATCTCCTTAAAAGACATTAAAGAATCTTTTATTATAGTATATATACATTAAAATATACATTAATGTATATTATACTTATTTATTCATCGAAGTAGGCATCAATGTAAGCATCATTGTACTCTATAGAATATAGGTTGTCAAGGTCTGGTGTGGTGTCTTCACAACACTCAAGATCACCGCGTGTCTTCACTGGGATGTCTGCATCCTGGCTCACTTCATCAAAGCAAACATTGCACAGATCAAGGAAAGCGTTAGTAAGAGCATGACGGCGGGTTGACTCAAAGTCGGATAGAGCACGATTGCAGCAGGCGCAACGAATTTTGGGTTCCTCTCTTTCTTATTTCCAGATTTTGAAATTAACAACCCGACATATTTGGGCTGGGCTTTGGTTATATTTGACGATAAGTTGTTGCTGAGTCATTCCGTTTTTGTAGTCTTCTCGTATAGCGTTTACTTTTTCCCTGTCCAAGTGATTATGTCCAGGGGTTCTAATAATAACTTGCCTACCTTTTGCAACTTTATCTCTCGCATTATCCAAAGCCGTCCCAGCAAATAAGTGCCGTGGATTAACGCATGAGGGATTGTCGCAAGTATGGCAAACAAACAATCCTTTATCTAACGAACCTTTAAAATACTCGTAAGAGTATCTATGTGCCTTTACCATCTTCCATTTTCCATTAACTAGTCTCCTAAAATGCCCATATCCTCCCCTGTATTTAGCAGCTTGCCATTCCCAGCATCCATCGATGTCCTCAGACTTCTGCACTTTCTCTATAAACCTATCGAATTCTTTACGCATGGTAGTCTCCAACTGTTGAAAACACCTATTGTATCATATGACGCACAGAAATGCAAGCGACTTTACATTACTTTACATTGATCTAAGGGACTAGGCTACCTCTCCGTAGTTGATGAAATTGTTTCGATCGATCCTAGAGGGTTCTAGGGGCCTTCTAGGCACATCGGCGAGTTGGTGCAAAGCATGCTCAAGCAAGTCTAGAGACCTTAGCGGGATTCCATGCTTGAGTTCGAGCATTGCAGCATTGATAGTCCTTGCAGCATTGTTGCAGATGTGTTGTAAAATAACAACAGTGTCCTCTAGTTCTTTTCGCGACATTCCGTATGGACTCATGATGGTACTTTCTTAACGACAAACAAACCCATAGAGTTGCCTTCGTGGTCTAGGTCATTAACCCATGCCCAGAACTTAGCGTCAACTCTATCAAGAAACCTAGCAGCAATTACTCCGCTTGATTTGAAATATACTCCGTACATTTAATCCTCCAAGTGATTATCTGAAACGATTTGAGATACTAGATATTGTTCCTCCTCAAGTATATCAATGGATCGAATATACTCCATAGATGATAGTTCTCGATTATCTGCTTCGAATGATAGTGCTAGTCTTTCGATTATGTTATGCATAATATGCCTTAGAACTGTTGGAATACGATAGTGTCTTTAGTCTTGCCCAGGATCATAGAATGATACTCAAGATGATCAATAGCAACTGTCTCAGCGTCATCGGCATCAGGATCGAAGTCGATACTGTAGGCTTCAATGATCTCCTCCGGAGTCATCTCTACGTAGTCGCAACAGATAGCGACTACATCAAGCTCCACGGCTGAGCCGGTAGAGTCTTCGTACTCCTCAAGGTATTCAAAGATGACGCGCAGTCCATCGTAACTGAACTGGTCACGGCGACCATGAGAACGGAAGGCGTCACGGAAGTCTGAGAGGGTTACACGAGTGAACATGATGAAAGGCTCCGGTTAAGTGCAAGGTGCACATTTTAGAGCACTATCGTCCGACAATGCTCTAAGTGTAAACCCTTAGTCAAGCTTTAGACAATTTGATTGTGATAATTTTCTTCATGCCCTTGCCATGTGCAGGATAGGCAATCACGGGTACAGACTTATCATAGCATGCTCTGCACCCATTACACTTACCGTCATTTTCATATGCTCTGCACAATGTAGCCCCTTCAGGGACGACAGCAGCATCAGGGACGATGGTAGACCCGTGAAGGCCTGCATAGTAGTCTCCCATGATGCTGTCAGAGGAGAAACGCACGGACACATTGTCTAGTGCTTTCATGCTGTCAATGATGGCCTTGAACTTAGCGAACTTAGCCATGCGGGTAGGTAGCCAATGCTTAACCCATGGAGTCCGAACCATAACAGCATGGATCTTCTCTGCCAATTCTAGACTATACATATCGCCAGAATCGAACCACCGAAAGTATCGGTCTGAGTCTAATTGCTTGACCATATCGTCAACCCATGAGTCTCGTTTCCAATCCTTTTTGTTCTCAATACGTGGAGCCTTGACGTTAGGATAACGATAGTTCCCTGTGGTGGCATAACAACCCTTGCAGGCATCGACCAAGCCCCCATCGTCTGCAATGGACCCTGGACAGGTCTCAAGGGCTTGCAGGGACCATGAACGAATGCCGTCAAGTTTCGAGGTAACAGAGATGCGGACCATTGGAAACACTCCTCAGATGTAAGCAGCAATCAAGAGACCCAGGGCGACACCATAGGCCACGGCAAAAACACAATCAGCAAGGGTGAAGGCTTTGTTCATGTTAGTTCTCCTCAGGCTGTCGCAAGCATACGCTCGCATGCGGCATCATAGATCATACGTCCGTTCTCGGTCAGGTTGTCAACGTCAAGCAACGGCGACGGCTTGAACTTACGGGACAACTTGCAGAGCCTAGCGTATTCCCGCGACCATTGGCCGCCGTGGCAGTGTGACAGGGCCAGATAGTAGGCTTCGGCGATGTCGAATCGGTCAAAATACATGTTAGTTCTCCAGTGTGTCAGGGTTGAGGGAAGGTGTACAGTGTAGGGCACCAGTGTCTGTAGTGCCCTAGGTGTAAACCCTCACCAAGCATGGATTGCCCGGATGATACCAAAGCGACCTTTAGGCGTGTCCTCGACAGTCATCCTCACATGATTCGCTGATGTCACGGGAGACTCATCAAGACGGTCGACGAAGGTGCTGTACTTGTAAGGATTGTAAGTGATCAGCACATCGTCATCGTTGATGATACGCGGACAATCAATGTGACCGACAACCCCAGCGTGTACGTTCTTCCGCTTCTCTTTGATGACACGCTGACGACCAGCCTCAGAGACCTTGAACTGTACACCGTGGAGGAACACCTCGTCAGTGTGCTTGATAACCCTTCCCTTGTTAGGCCCCTCAAGAGCCTTGACAGAGAAGGTCCGCTTGTGAAGATTGAAGTAGACAAAGACCTTCATGGTGACTCCTCAGTACAGTTCAGGACGCAACAGCAGTTCGTCTGCGATGTCAATCAACATAGTGTGACTGACAACACGCCCGGTAGCGATGGCAACCAGCATGGAGATGTTGTCAAAATTCCTGTCATGCGCCTGCATTTTAGCATTCTCAATCAGACGATCCTTGATGAGTGCTTGGATGATCTCTTGCATATTCATGGTCTGTTCTCCTGGTTGCGTTGTCGCTGCGTTGTTTGCTGCGATGAATGAACTATAGCGTATCTTTTGAGCCTGTCAATAACTATTTTCTAGGGACAAACCCTAGTATCACTGTTGTATTTTTACCACACTATCATGCTGCATTGTTTCACGTGGAACACCAATGGCCTGGAGCTTGAGTGCACTATCAAGTACCTGTCAGGTATGCTCAGGTATGCTTCAGAGGCACCACCAATGCTCCACACTTCAGTGTCTCCCACGATCTAAAACGTCATTCCATAATGTAAAACGCATTACATTGGTGCATCATCATAGACTTATATAAGCATATAAGCATGTACTTATATAGATCGTCAGTGTACTGATGATGTGTATGCTGATCGTCAGTGTGCTGTGAAGACCCGGGGGAGGGGTCAGACTGCTGTAGTAATTGTTGATGGAGCCTCTAACGCTTACAAAAAAGTAAATAGAGCTTACAAAAAAGTAAAACTAGAAAGACCTAAATAAGAATAATTCTCATTTACGTTTCATGCAAAAGACTAGGGTAAGTACTTATCAGATCTAGAAAAAGTAAGGAACTAGGGAGTCCAATCCGTACACCCTGGATGGGGGACTTTAAAGTTAGCCACTGTTGTAAATAAACAACAATGTACATCTACTAAAAATAAATATTAAAAAGCTATTGACAAAATGACAGAAATGTGCTATGATAAGTATTCTTGTACGATGAATACAAGACAGGGGCCTCAATGAAACCGAACAGTGGGCGGCTGTTCAGACACATCAAGGTTCTAACAATGATTGCATTTAAACATACTTAGGGTAGTTCATTAGGAACCCCCTGCGTTAATGCAGCATGTCAGAACTTTATAGTACTATACTTAAGCTACCGCTCACAATACCGTCTCCTATAAGGATAAAGACATGACCAAGCCTTCAGGCAACCCTAAGGGAAGACCAAGTAAGTCTGACCTTGCAGCAATCAAAGAGAATAGACCTGTCGGTAGACCTAAGGGCACCAAGGCAATTATTGATGGGTATGTACAGCGTATGCTTGCATCACCTAAGAGTGCTAAGGTCTTAGAGGCTATCTTTGATGCAGCATTGGATCCAGAGAATAAAAATCAAGCAGCAGCCTGGAAGCTAGTTATTGACAGAGTTGCACCCATCAGTGCCTTTGATGTTACCAATAAGAGTGGAGGTGGTGTACCTCAGATCAGCATCAACATTAGTGGGCTTAACTCACCAACGGTAAACACTGAGCAAGTGTATGATGTCAGCGATGCTGAGTACACGGAGGTGATTGATGACGAGTCTTAACTTCCAACTACTTAAGTGGCAGCAGGATGTCTTCAAGAGCGATAAACGGTTCAAGGTTGTAGCTGCTGGTCGTCGATGTGGTAAGTCTAGGTTGTCGGCAGTAACGCTTCTCATAGAGGCTCTAAACTGTCCTGAAGGCAGTCATGTGATGTATGTGGCTCCTACGCTAGGACAAGCACGAACGATTATCTGGGATCTTCTACATGAGCTTGGAAGACCTGTAATCAAGAGCAGTCACGTTAACAACCTTGAGATCAGTCTTATCAACGGTAGAAAGATTCTGATCAGAGGCGCAGACAATCCTGACAGTCTTCGTGGTGTGAGTTTAACATACTTAGTGTTGGACGAATGCGCCTTCATTAAAGAAGATGTATGGCAGAAGATTCTTCGTGCTGCATTGTCCGACAAAAAAGGTAGAGCTTTATTCATCTCAACTCCTAGCGGTAGAAACTGGTTCTACGATGTTTATAAGCTAGGGTTGTCGGATGAAGATGAAGAGTGGAAGGCATGGCACTTCACCACCCAAGATAACGAAACAATCGATCCTAAAGAAATTGAAGCTGCTAAACGAACACTAAGTTCCTTTGCTTTTAAGCAAGAGTACTTGAGTAGCTTTGACAACGCAGGTGCTGATGTCTTTAAGCAAGAATGGTTCAAGACAGCACCAGAGCCGCAGTATGGCTCTTATGTCGTTGCTATTGACTTAGCAGGCTTTGAGGACGTAGGGTCTACTGCTAGCGCAGCAAAGAAGAGATTAGATGAATCAGCTATTGCTATTGTCAAGGTAACTGACAATGGTGATTGGTGGGTTAAAGAGATCAGACATGGACGATGGGATATCAGAACCACTGCTGTGAACATCCTAAAGTCCATCAGGGATCATCAACCCATTGGTGTTGGTATTGAGCGTGGTTCATTAAAGAATGCAGTGTTACCGTATCTAACGGATCTGATGCGTAAAAACAACATCTATTCGCACATCACTGATCTGACACACGGTAACAAGAAGAAGGCTGAAAGAGTTGTGTGGGGTCTTCAGGGAAGACTTGAGCATGGTCGTATCAGCTTTAACGAGGACGAGGATTGGGAAGAGTTTGTCGATCAGCTTATCATGTTCCCTACAGCAGGTGTGCATGACGACTTGGTTGATGCTTTGTCCTATGTAGATCAATTAGCTGTTACTCCTTATCTTCAAGATTATGAAGAAGAAGAGTACGAAGTTTTTGACAAAATAGCGGGGTATTGATGGACGATTATAACGACAAACCGCCTGAGAGCCTCTTTGAGGAACCTTCAGAAGAGGAACGTGAGTTAACTTCCTGGGTTGTTGACCACTGTGATCGGTGGCGTGACCATAGAGATTCTAACTTCCAAGAACTGTGGGAAGAATACGAGCGTATCTTCCGTGGTATTTGGGATGCTGCGGACAAGACCAGAGACTCTGAGCGTAGTCGTATCATCAGTCCTGCCACGCAGCAGGCTGTGGAGACCCGACATGCTGAGATCATGGAAGCTATCTTTGGTAACGGAGAGTTCTTTGATATCTCTGATGACCTCAAAGACATCGATGGCAACCCTCTGGACATTGAAGCCATCCGTAAACAGCTTCATGAAGACTTCAAGAAAGACAAGATCAAGAAGTCTGTAGACCAGATTGAGTTGATGGCTGAGATCTACGGTACTGGCATCGGTGAAATCCTTGTCGGTACTGAGATGGAATACACTCCTGCTACGCAACCGATGCCGGGGGTGCAAGCAGCAGCCATTGGTGTGTCGGAGTCTGAGCGTGTTACGGTCAAGATCAAGCCTGTAAACCCTAAGAATTTCCTTATTGACCCTAACGCAGACAGCATTGATGATGCTTTGGGTGTCGCTATTGAGAAGTATGTCTCAATTCACAAAGTAGTTGAGAACATTGAGAAGGGTATTTACAAGAAAGCCAACATCGGACCAGTGTATTCTGACGATGACTTGGAGCCTACGCAGGAACTTCGTACCTATCACGACGATAAGGTTAAGCTACTGACGTACTACGGCTTAGTTCCCAAAGAGTATCTGTATCCTGAAGAAGACGAATACGAAGAGTTGTTCCCTGAAGGCTCAGAAGCAGACGAGCATTGCAACTTAGTTGAGGCTATTGTTGTGATTGCTAACGATGGTATCCTTCTAAAGGCTGAGGAAAGCCCGTACATGATGAAGGATCGTCCTGTGGTGGCCTATCAGGATGATACGGTGCCTGGACGCTTCTGGGGTCGCGGTACTGTTGAGAAGGCCTACAACATGCAGAAGGCCATTGACGGTCAACTGCGTGCTCATATGGACTCTCTGGCCCTTACAACGGCTCCTATGATCGCTATGGACGCTACGCGACTGCCGCGTGGTGCCAAGTTTGAGATCAAGCCCGGTAAGGCTATTCTGACTAACGGTGCTCCAAGTGAAATCCTGTACCCGTTTAAGTTTGGTCAGACGGACGGTAATGCGGTGGCGGCTGCTCAGAACTTTGAGAGAATGCTTCTACAAGCTACTGGCACCGTTGACAGTGCTGGCATGCCTAGTAACGTACCCCGTGATGCTTCTGCCGGTGGTATGTCGATGGCTATGGCAGGAATTATCAAGAAGTATAAGCGAACCTTGACTAATTTCCAAGAAGATTTCATGATTCCGTTCATTAACAAGGCTGTATTCAGGTACATGCAGTTTGATCCTGAACGTTATCCTTCTGTGGATATGACGTTTGTGCCTACGGCAACGCTTGGTATCCTTGCTCGTGAGTTTGAACAGCAACAGATGATTGCTTTGTTGCAGACTTTGGGGCCTGATACGCCTGTTCTGCCTCTGATCCTCAAGGGTATCCTTGAAAACAGTAGTTTGAGCAACCGTGGTGACTTGATTGCTGCACTGCAACAGATGAGTCAGCCTGATCCTGCTGCCCAAGAGGCTGCTATGGCTCAGCAACAGGCTCAAATGCAGCTTCTGGCAGCTCAAGTACAGGAATTGCAGGCTAAGGCTGCTAGAGAGTCTGCTGAAGCTCAAAAGGCTACTGTGGAGGCTCAGATTGCACCTCAAGTTGCACAAGCAAAATACATCGCTGCACTGTCTAACAACCTGAATGAAGACAACGAAAGCAAGGATTTTGAACGTCGAGTCAAACTTGCTGATATTGCCTTGAGGGAAAAGGACATTGACAGCAATGAACGTATTGCTTTAGCTCAAATGGAAACAAAGCGCAAGGAAACGGAACGCTTTAATACAGCATTGGGTGAATAATGGATGAAGATAAGCTCCTCATACTGGCTGAGAACATCGGTAAGCTCAAAAAACAGTTAAAGGAGCTTACCACTCAAGCTGACACAATTAAGAAGCTAGAAGGCCCTCAAGGAGTTCCTGGCAAAGAAGGAAAACAAGGTAAACAAGGCCCTTCGGGGCCTCAAGGACCGCAAGGTATTCCTGGCAAAGAAGGAAAAGAAGGGCCTGCTGGCGCTAAAGGCAAAGCAGGTGCTGATGGTGTGTCAGTAGTTGATGCCAAAGTAGACTTTGATAACTCCTTGGTGTTAAAACTGTCTGATGGATCTGAAATTGATGCTGGTCAGCTTAATGTTGGACAATCTGGAAGCAATGTTTCAGTGATTCAGCAATACTCTGGTCCTACAACAACTGTTTCTGCTACTGAGCCTGTGTCTCCTCAAGTTGGTGACATTTGGTACGATATTTCTTAAAGGATAAATCATGGCTGTTACTTATACTACTGCTGTTAAAAATGCACGACTGAGTGCTGTGGTGTCTCAGATTGGTTCTACTGGTGTTCTTGAGATTGGAACCACTGGCATGGCTTCTGTGCTGGCTACGATTGCTCTAGACGCCACCGCAGGCACTGTAGCAAGCGGTGTGTTGACGTTCTCTGGCTTTCCTAAGTCTGATACGTCTGCCGATGCTACCGGTACTGCCGCTGCTGCACGTATTCGTACTGCTTCTGGCGGTACTGACATCGTTACTGGCTTGAGTGTTGGTACTTCTGGTTCTGACATTAACCTGAACAGCACCAGCATTGCTTCGGGCCAAACCGTTACGATTAACTCTGCTACCATCACGCACGCAGCATGAGTTTACCTAACGACTCCATTGCTATTACCCCAGGCATCGGAGCAACAGTAGCAACACAACTTGTTTCTTCTAAAGAATATCAGGTTGTGATGCTTGCCATGCCTGATGGTCATTTAGCAAACTCATTACCGCAATACCGGATGATTTGTCCCAGCCAAACAGTTGGTGCCAATAAGGTGTATCTTGACTTTTTTAACGCTACTGGCAGCGGTGTATCGCTTCGTATCTTATCTGCGTATTGCTTTGCAGACAACGACACTGCTGTGACGGGTACGCTGGGTGTTGAAGTCAACTTAACCCGTACAACGGCAGTAGGTACTGGTGGTACGGCAGCAACCTCAAACGGTACTGCACTAAACGCCATTACACTGAGTACGATGGACACCAACAATGCTGCATTGTCTGCAAACATTACAGCACGTTCAGCCCCTACAGGTGGTGCAACTGCTGGTGCTTTGTTGGGACAACGTTGGATCTTTACTGAAGAGACTAACGCTGCGACTGCTATTGCAGGTACGGCAGGTGCTGAGTTTGTTCGTAACGAAGGTGCTGACCTAATTGTTCGTGAAAACTCAGGCCTTCGCTTTGTGCAAGGTACTGTGGCTTCTGTCGGTAACTTATCATTTGAAATCACATTTGAGGTGTTCTAATGGCACTGTTACTGCTACTTTCTCAAGGCGGTGGCAGTGCTCCTATAGGTGTAACAGGTACTTTAGCAGCTTCTGAAACAGGATCTGATGTATTTGCTTCTACCGGAACTATCAGAAGTAGCGGTACTTTAGCAGCCTCTGAAACAACTGCTGATAACTTAGCTTCTACAGGCTCAGTTAGAACTGTAGGTACTTTAGCGGCTTCTGAGACAGGTAGTGATACATTCACAGCTACCGTTGATAATGCAATTACTGGTTCCTTAGCTGTTTCAGAAGCAGGTAATGATGCTTACAGTGCTGCGGGTTCCGTAGTCACTTCTGGTTCTTTATCAGCCACTGAAGTAGGAAACGACACCCTTAGTGCTACAGGGTCAATAAGAACCACAGGTACTCTAGCAGTATCTGAAATAGGCAGTGATACCTTTACTAGTACTGGATTACTAAGTTATCAGGGAACATTAGCTACAACTGAAGGAAGCGATGTATTTGCTTCTACCGGCATCGTAGTTGTTGTTGGCTCTAAGGTAGCTAATGAATCGTTATCAGATTCTTTTGCAGCACTTGCTGAGATATTAAGCACTGGAACTGGTGATTTAGCTGAAGTAGGTGCAGACGTTTTTGCTGCTACAGGAACAGTAGTTATTCCTGTCACAGGCTCTTTTGCTGCTACTGAATCAGGCGGAGGTGTTCCTTTCGGTGGCGTCTCTGCTGTCTTGAAGTACTGGAATGGTTCTTCATGGCAAGTTCTTTACAAAGACCCCACCATTTACACTTAAGGAACATCAATGTCTGATCCCGTCTCACAAGATGACTTTCGTCGGTTAGAAACTAAAGTAGATAAACTTACTGATGCCATTCAAAGACTGATTCTTATTGAAGAACGACAGTCTTCTCAGGGAGAACGAATTGGTAAATGTGAAACTAAGTTAGCAGTCCACGAAAGTACCTTAAGCAAAACCGAAAAGAAAGTTGATCAGTGGATTAACCGAGGCATTGGTGTTTGGGTGTCTGCTGCTATTTTATTCAGTATTTTACAATTTGGTGCAAAATTTCTGTAAAACCTCTTGACAACAAGAGCGTTTTGTGGTATGATGCAACACTGTTTAACAACAAGGTTTCCTTATGGATAAAAGCCTAGAACGATATTACGAAGAAGCCTTTTCAATGTTTGTAACGCAAGGTTGGAAAGACCTTGTAGAAGACATGAAGGCTCTTCAATCTGAAGTTATTAAGATAGAGAACATCAAAGACGAGAAGGATCTCTGGTTCCGAAAAGGACAACTAGACATCTTAGACTTGATTGTCAATCGTAAACAGATGTGTGAAAAGGTATTTGAGGAACTTCAGAATGAGACAAATCTTTGAATTTGCATGCTCTAACGGGCATCTAACAGAGAAACTTGTAGAGAGTGAAATTAGAGAGATTCAGTGCCCAAGGTGTGCTGAGCAATCTGTAAGGTTAATCTCTACGCCTAGAATCAACTTAGAAGGCTTTACCGGGGCTTTCCCTGGTGCTGCTGATAAGTGGATACGTACCCGTGCTGAAAAGTACAGACAAGCAGCCTCTGAGAAAGACTCAGACTAAGCTGACATTTTTATACTCCTAGAACCGCAAGGCAGGAGAAAGGTTAGGTATGATTGTTGATGATGACGAACTGGGTAACGACAGTGAAATTTCTGCTGTCGAGGAACTTCAAGCTGCTCAGGCTGCAAAGCCAGAAGTCAGTGAACCACCGGTAAACATTCCTGATAAGTATCGGGGCAAAAGTGTTGAAGACATTGTACGTATGCACCAAGAGGCTGAAAAGCTCATTGGTAAGCAGGCACAAGAGGTTGGTGAAGTACGTCGATTAGCGGATGAACTGCTTAAACAGCAACTCGCTCAAAAGCCACAAGCACAACCCAAAGAAGAACCAGAAGTTGAACTGGATTTCTTTGAAGATCCCAAACTGGCAGTTCAGAAGGCTGTAGCAAGTCACCCTGATGTCCTCGCTGCAAAGCAGGCAGCAGCACAAATGAAGCAGCTTCAGACGCAGGCAATGCTTGCTAAGAAGCACCCTGATTTTGCTGATGTCGTGCGTGACGGTGATTTCGTTGAATGGGTGAAGGCTTCTCCGCTTCGATTGAATATGTTTGCTATGGCAGACAGTCAGTATGATTTTACTGCTGCTGATGAACTTATCAGTACTTTTAAGCAGATCCGTGGTGTAAAGCAGACTCAGGTAACTGATAGTGCTAAGCAGACCCGAGATGCTCAGATGAAGACTGCAATGGTCAACACGGCAGGTACAGGGGAAACTTCAAAGAAGGTTTATCGTCGTGCCGACCTTATCCGGCTACGTTTAGAAAATCCCGACCGATATGATGCCTTATCTGACGAAATCATGAGGGCGTATTCAGAAGGTCGCGTGAAGTAAATTTAATCAAGGAGTATTAAAATGGCTGTTTCCAATGGCGCTTACGGTAGTGCTAACAACGTAACGACTACCACCGCTGCTTCGTTTATCCCAGAAGTTTGGTTGTCGTAATGGCCAAATAAAAACCGTTTCTGAATAACTGGGAAGGGCGTAGAAAACCCTAATCAGAGGGAACACGAAATACCAAAGTCGCAATTCACTACAGGAGGTAGTATGAAGCGAGTAAGTTGGAAGTA